CGAAACACACTCAGAAAGCTCCAGTTGGAGGGTAAGGTCGCTCCGATCAAAAAGGGTCGACAGATTTACTGGATGTCGCTACAATGATTCCCGTCTCCTTCTCACCCCTCTTCAGGGGTGTTTTTTTATGATCCCCAAACACTTACATTTCGTTTGGGTGGGCGACGAATCTAAACGTCCCGACAAAGAGATAAACACCTGGAGACTTCTGAACCCGGACTATCAGATAACCGTCTGGGGTAACGACTCTCTCAAGAACTCATGGCATCTTGCCAAAGCCATGCGTTACTACTCACAAGAGCTGTGTGGTGTAGCAGACTGCATGCGCTGGGAGATTCTGTACGAGTACGGTGGTATTGCACTGGACGCTGATAGCGAGTGCCTCAGAAGTCTGGAAGACTGGCTGCTTGAACCAGACATCTTCGCCTGCTGGGAGTCGGAATTACTCAGACCCGGACTGATTGCAAACGGCATCGTCGGAGCTATCCCAGAACATCCGCTGATTGGTCAGATCATTGCCGACATGAAAGCAGAGACTCCAGATGCTCCACCTTGGCAATGGTCAGGGCCAGGACGCATCACCCGAACAATCCACGAACATCAGTATCGGGACATCACGATCTACCCAAGCCACTACTTTCTACCGAACCATTTTGCCGGTCTTCCTTACTCAGGAAACGGTCAGGTGTTCGCCACACAAGCCTGGAACAGCACACGGAGGGTCTGGTGATCTTTCTGATTAACTCTGCCATCAACAACGATCAGACCAGACTGCAAGAGACTTTAAACGGCCTAGAATCGATTTGGAGGCGCTACCCTCTGTCGGATATCTGGATTGCAGAATCGTCGCGCCACGGGCTTTCTAGTGAGTTTGTGGGGCATATCCCGGTTAGAGCGAAGTTGTTTACCTTCTGGGATGACCCATATGTCAAGCGAGTGTATAGCGAACGACAAGAATTAGGATTTATTAAGAGTGCTATCGAGGCTTATACGACTCGTGAATTATTACGCCAACCAATGTTTCACAACCGGATCTTCAAACTTTCCGGGCGGTATGAGCTTACAGATAACTTCAAGCCTGACGATCACAAGTTGGCGACATTCAAGCGAGCGTTACGTACCGGGTTTAGCCAGGAGCAATGCGGCACGACTGGTATGTTGATGACCAGGCTCTACTCGTTCTCGCGTGAGTTGATCCCGGTTATCAGAGACACGTTGTCTGAAATTCAGGAGTATCACTGGCACAAGTGGGGGTCTGGTGGGGTGTTTGACCTTGAGCATGGTTTTTATAAGTTTCTACCTAGACAACATTTGCACGAACTTGATACTATAGGTGTTAGGGGCAGAATCGGCCACTTATCTCATTATGTCGAGGATTGACATGCCTATCACATCAAAAGCGCAGCAACGTCTCATGTATGCGGCTGCTGGCAGCAAGAAGGTGGCTAAACAGACAGGGGTTCCGATGTCGGTGGCGAAAGAAATGATCGCCAAGACCCCTAAAAAAGCCTACGGCAAGATGCCGTCGAGGAAGAAATGATGGAATGCCCTATCGCTACAAAAGATCAGAAGGCTAACGACCGAAATAAGGCTGAGGCCGAGTCGAAGGCTGGATACACTGAAGCTGATGACGAGTACAAGTGCGGTAATTGTGCGCGGTTCATCCAGACGCCTGACATGATCGAGTGCATCGTTGCTGGCTTGCCGGAAGAAATGCAGGACATTGTTGATGATGACGATATCGGTTACTGCGCTCGCTGGGACTTCCGCTGTTCAGAAGATTACGCTTGCGACCGTTGGCTTGCTGGTGGCCCTGTAAAGGGGATGACAGAAAAGCACAAGATAATGTTAAAAATGGCACGGATGATGGAGGAAGAATGATGGGTACTACCAATCAGCCGAACTACAAAAAGAAGCCTAAGCCTGCCAAAAACAACGCTCCAATGTTGCCGAGCAAGAAGAAATGAAAGCGATCTGGGATAAGCCTAGGCCAAAAAAGCTGGGCAAGCCTGACCCGCTAAGTAAGAAAGAGAAGCGATCAGCTAAGGCGATGGCAGCGTCTGCTGGTAGACCTTATCCTAATTTAATCGACAATATGCGAGCCGCGAGAAAGAAATGACTGCTGCATGGACTCGCAAGGCTGGCAAGAATCCCAAGGGTGGGTTGAATGAGGCTGGGCGTAAATCTTACGAGCGAGCCAACCCTGGTAGCGATCTCAAGCCGCCAGTAAAGTCGGGCGATAACCCTCGTAGAGCTAGTTTCCTAGCGAGGATGGGCAACATGCCTGGGCCGGAGAGGAAAGACGGTAAGCCGACACGCCTTCTACTGTCGTTGCAAGCCTGGGGTGCAAGTAGCAAGGCAGATGCACGATCAAAAGCTAAGGCAATCAGTGCTAGGAATAAGAAGTGAATCATGGACATGACCGAACTTCTCCGGCTGTTGGGACTGCGCCAAGCGTATGACGCTTATCAGCGCAATGTTGGCCAGCCTGTAGCTAACGTAGCTGGGCCATTCGGCAGGGGTTTGCTGGGGCTAGAAAGGCCAGAGTACGGAGAAGAAGAAGCATACCGAACAGGTCAGGCGGTAGGTAATATGCCTGCTGTTGCTGCTCCTGTTGGGGCATTTAAGGCTGCTGCACAAATTCCTGGGTTGTTGGAATCAATGCCAGCTCTCGGAATGGCTTATAGGGTGTCTACCCCGTTAAAAGTTGACCCTAGTGTCGGAACAAGATTTGAGCGTGAATTTATTGGTGGGCTTGCAGAAAAGACGCCTGTAAATATTGAGGATTTAAAAGGGTCAAGCGTAATGATCATGCCCTGGGACTCAACGAGTCGCAATTACAGGGTATCGAATGTGTCTGACGTACCATTGGCCTCTGATGTATTAACCCACGGGGGCCAAGACTATGCCCGTGATCTTGAGCATATAAGCCAAGGCATTGCTGGTGCATCAAATATTGGTATTGCTAAAAGAATTGCGTCACGAGATGAAATTGCAAGACAAGAAAATCTTGCTGCTGGTGGTACTGGGCAAATCATCCATTTGCCAGTAACAATGGGTCAATATGCAGAAAATTTTTCTGTGATGCCAGTTAATGTTCTTACTAACATATTAGACAGCGTCAAAGTAAAAAAGGCTGACATTAAAGATTTTGACGAGATGGTAAGAAATTTTGTTCCAGAAGGCGCTAAAAACAAAGAGACGCCTTTTAAAAATTTTGCAGGGATAATGACCGAACAAGGTCGTAAACAAATTCTGACCGGAGAAGGGCTTGATGATACGGCTGGCGAGCTTCGTAAAGCGATTATGAATCGAGCCGCCATGAAGAAAAATCAAGAGCGGTTTGGATTCAACATTGAAGACCTTGTGTCTGCAATTACAGACCCTGCGTTAGCCGGTGTACAAAAAGGTTATGTCGGCAATACAGTAATTTCATCTACTGGGCCAATGAGGTTGTCTGCCTCAAAGAATCCAACATACGACACCGATTTTTCAGGTCAGTATATTGGTACGCTTGGATCATCAATTCCAGCAGAAGTATTGATGCCGAAGCGTTTTGCTGAGATACAGCAAGAGTTAAGCGGAAAAAAATTAAGCCCGACAGGGTTAAGGATGTCAACGCTTGGGGCGCTAGAAAAACGCAAAGACCGAGTGTCAGAGATGATTGATGACCAAGTTATTGAGAATGTAATGCGTTATCTTCAGCAGCAACCTCAGTTTCGATAAACTTTTCTAACTCGGCATTGAGCAGTGATGTGAGAAGCCTTTGCGCCTCTGTTAAAAATACCACTCTGTGTGCATAAGATGCGTCGAAATACGCCTGGTTTCTGCCGATATCAATGCTGTTTTCTACTTCCGCTATTGTGACTTGCATGATGACTCCTTTGGTATCTCATGGTACTACACGACTGCACAAATGTCAACCAAATGACAAGAAGTAGACAATGAAAATATACGTCGACACAAAACCGTATTGGCATGCGATTATCGACGATTTCTTGATAGATCCTGACCCTGTAGCAAGAGAGTTCCCAGCGCAAGATGATAAGTGCTGGTTCCGCTACGACAACCCGCTAGAAGTAAAGCAGACCTGCAACCATTACGACAGGTTTGGCAAAGAGACATACAAAACATTTACCTACTTCAGCAGTTCAGCAATGCTTTACATGCTGGAGTCGCTGACAGAATGCAATCTCATCCCGGATATAGGTCTACACGGTGGTGGGTTACATCAGCACGGCAGGGGTGGCAAGCTAAACGTGCATTTGGACTACAACATGCACCATAAGCTGCCGTTACAGAGGCGGCTGAACCTTATCGTCTACCTCACTCCGAACTGGCAAGAGGACTGGGGTGGTCATCTAGGGTTGTACAAAGACCCCGATCACCTAGTGAAAGAAATCACCCCACTCTATAACCGGGCGGTGGTATTCGACACTAGAGGTAGCTGGCACGGTTTGCCAGAACCGATAGACTGTCCCCAGGGGGTTACTAGAAACAGTCTAGCAATGTATTATCTATGCGAGCCTGACAATACGGATAACAGGAGTAGGGCGCTGTTTGCTCCAACAAAAGACCAAAAAAAAGACCCGTACGTTGCAAGGTTGATACAGTCAAGAAGTAAGTAATCACTGACCAACCCAAGGGAGTCAGGAAATGTCAGAAATCATACAAGAAAAAATCAGGAAAAGAGGTGGCCCAAGAGCGGGTGCTGGCCGACCAAAGGGTGTGCCGAATAAAGTACACCAGAGCATGAAAATAGCTATTGCTGAAGCCTTTGAACAACTGGGTGGTACTCAAAGAATGGTGCAGTGGGCGCAAGAAGACCCAAAGCACCTTACAGAGTTTTATAAGCTGGCTGCAAGGCTAATTCCTGTCGAGACACAGGTAACAGGGTCGAACGGTGGCCCTATCCAGACGGTGCTAGAGATTGTCGGTATCCAAAACGAGAATTGAGATACCGCATAAGCTGCTGCCTATCTTCCAGCCTAAACGGTACAAGGTTATACACGGTGGCAGGGGAAGCGGTAAAAGCTGGTCTGTAGCCCGCGCACTTGTTTCGCTGGGTGCATCCAAGCCTATCCGGGTTCTCTGCGCGAGAGAAACTCAGAAGTCTATCCAAGAGTCCGTTCATCGACTGCTAAAAGATCAGATCGAGTCTTTAGGCTTAGATCAGTTCTACACCATCCAAGAGAACAAGATTCTCGGCACAAACGGCACAGAGTTCACCTTTGCTGGCATACGTCAGCAGGGCGTCTTCAACCTCAAAAGCTACGAGGGCACCGATATCTGCTGGGTGGAAGAGGCTCAGGTCGTTACAAAGAAGAGCTGGGATGTACTGATACCTACAATCAGAAAGCCAGGCTCAGAAATCTGGGTGACGTTTAACCCGGAACTCGATACAGACGAAACCTTTAGCCGGTTCGTTGTTAGACCGCCAGAAGAATCTGTCATTATCGAGATGAACTGGCAGGATAACCCCTGGTTCCCGCCTGAACTTGATAAAGAGCGCCGACAGTGGCTTGACCGTGATCCTATTGGCTATCTCACGACATGGGAGGGTAAGTGCCGACCGGCTGTCGAGGGTGCTATTTATGCCAATGAGATTGAGGCCACACAGAGGGAAGGCAGGATCAGAGCGGTTCCATACGATCCGCAGCTTAAAGTCCATACGGTATGGGATCTGGGCTGGAATGACGCGATGTCGATTATCTGTGTTCAGAGGGTTACATCAGAAGTACGGGTGATCGATTACATAGAAGACTCTCACCGAACGATTGACAGCTACGTCATGCAGTTACAAGAGAGAAAGTGGAACTGGGGCACCGATTACATACCGCACGATGGCGCTCACCGTGACTTCAAGTCTGGCAAATCTACGCAGGAACTCTTGCAGACCCTTGGTAGAAACGTCCAAGTATTAGCCAGAGGTAACCCGGAAGAGGGGATAAGGTTAGCCAGGATGATATTTCCCCGCACTTATTTCGATGCCGACAGGTGTACGGAGCTGGTTAATCACCTCAAAAGATACCGTCGGCAGATAAATCAGGTTACGCAGGAAGCTGGTGCGCCTTTGCACGATGAGCATTCTCACGCTGCTGACGCCTTCCGATACCTTGCTCAATCGTTAGATATGATGAATAATGACAACTGGGGCAAACCCTTGCCTGTTAACACACGTTGGGTGGTT